TGATGAATGGGCTCCAGACAATACTTGGTTTTACGAAAGCTCTCCGATGAGAGGATATGCGGAAACCTATTTTGCTACCTTGCCAGAACGTATCCCTCTTCGTGATAGGCTAGAAATGGTTACTGAAGAGATTCAATCAAGGTTTAGCGATAAATTAGGAATTTCTAAAGCTCCTAAAGTCGAGTCTGGCCAAAGAGGGTTACAAGTAGGCAAAAAAACAACATTCTTACAACGACTTGCCTGCCGATGTTCGCAAAGCATGTGATTTTATGGCTAAAAAGCACAGATTCACTAAAGAACAAGTAACTAAAATGCAGCAAGAAGCTGTAAAAGAATATTTTAATTAATTGAGGTAAACATGACTAAAGAGATAGAATCAAACAGATTAAATTCAAAAGACCACGCTAGAGAAAGATTGGTTAAAACAGACTCAAGAGAGTTGAGACCAGTTAATCGAGATGTTGAAGTTATCAAACTTCCAGATGGAAAAGAGTTTATAAGAACCCCTCGCACAACTCTAAAAAGATTTGGCGCGATCTCAGACCTGCCTAAAAAACCAGGCTTTGTTCGTAGATGGGTTTCTTCTAATATACCGAATCGAGTTCAAGATCTTATCGACTTAGGTTACAATCCAGCCACCGATGAAAACGGCATTGAAATAGCTCCAATAAGAGGCGGCACAAATAAACATGGCGAGACGTTTATGCGTTACGCAATGGAAATTTCTGAGGAAATGCACGCAAAAATAGAGAGAGACAATAAAGCGAGAGCACTGGTTAAACAGGAAGAAACCCTCGAAAAAATGAGAGGATCTGACCTTGGTTCTGGCTCAATGACTTATGTGGGATATGACTCACAAAAATCCGTAACAAAATAATTTTTAAATACATATGGCTAACGCTGATACTCCTTTTGGTTTAACACCAATTAAGAACTCTCCATTTAACGAGATTCCTAAAAACTACTATTACATTCCATCAAGCTATGCAACCGCATTGTTTAAAGGAGATCCTGTTGTTAAAACCGGAACTTCAAACACTGTAGCTGTCACAACTGCTGGACGTTATTTTAACCCAGGTTCTTTACCTGAAATCAATAAAGCTACCGCGGGCGATGGTAATGCTATCACTGGCGTTATCATTGGTTTCTTGGCTAACCCAAGCAACTTGAACATAACTTACAATCCCGCTTCAACCGAGTGTGTCGCTATCGTTGCTGACTGCCCACTTCAAGAATTTGAAATTCAAGAAGAGTCTGCTGGTTCTCCCTTAGCTGTGACTTCTGTTGGTCTTAACGCTAACTTGGTTTATGCTGAATCAGGTTCGACCGTAACTGGTCTTTCTGGTGCTGAGTTGGATACAACTACTCCAGCAACAACTTCTACTTTCCAGCTTAAAATCCTACGCTTAATGGATGGTCCTGAAAATGCTATTGGTCAACATGCTAACTGGCGCGTTAAAATCAATAACCACACAGAAGCAAATGTAACTACTGGTATCTAATATTAACTTAAAATTAAATAAATAATGTCTGTAATTGTAACAGGAACTATACCTAAATCATTAAAACCAGGAGTAAAAACTTTCTGGGGATCATATACTGAAGACGACCTTCTTGCCGCTCGACTCGTTAAAATGGAATCAACTGACGAACAGTTTGACGAAGATGTGTTGGTAAGTCCGTTTGGTCTTCTTAACCCTAAAAACGAAGGCGCTGGCACTGATTACGATACAATGTCTCAAGGCTACGTAACTAGATACCAACAAAGAACTCGTGCTTTGGGTTATCAAGTTTCTTGGGAAGCCCGCAAATTCGGTAAATATTTTAACGTTGTTGCTAAAGGTAACGAATACTTGGCTTCTTCTCTTCGCGAGACCAAGGAAGTTGACGTTGCTAATCTTTTCAATAACGGTTTTGATTCAAACTATACCTTTGGTGATGGAAAGAAGTTCTTCGCTACTGACCACCCAACTCGTGCAGGTAACTTTTCTAACACTTTAGCAACTCCACAAGATCTTTGTGAAGAAGCTCTAGAAGAGTTGTGTATTCAAATCAAAGATACCAACAACGATAGAGGAATTAAGGCTAAAATTAAGCCAGTTCTTCTTCAAGTTCCATCTGCTTTGATGTTTGAAGCAACTCGTATTCTTGAGTCTCAACTTCGTGTTAATACTGCTAACAACGATTTGAACGCCATGAAATATATGGGTCTATTCTCCGAAGGAATTGTGGTCAATCCACACCTAACTTCAGATGATGCTTTTTTCATCAAAACTGACGCTCCTGAAGGCGCTAAAATGATTACTGCCGTTCAAGGTGAGTTCAGCAATGATGGCGCTTTTGAGTCTGGAGACCATAAATACAAAATTATGACTTCATACGCAATCGGCGTTACTGATCCACGTGGATACTTCGCTTCTCAAGGCGTTTAATCCTTTTCAACTGTTGTCCTACTGGGTAAAGGGGGGTGAAATTCCCCCCACAACTAAATTTCATATTTATGTCAACAAATTTTCCTTTTGGCGTTAACAACATTACCGCTCAAAACATTCTAGGTCAGTTAAAACACCTAGATCCTACTCAACTTCACACTTACTTTAACGATTTTGACACTTACGCAGCAGCAGAGTGGACAGTAACTGAAACACAAGCTGGAGCAACGCAAGCTCTAACTAACGTAGATGGTGGGGTTCTTTTACTCACCAACTCAGCAGCAGACAATGATTTAAATGCTTTACAAAAAGTAGGTGAATCATTCAAGTTTGAATCTGGTAAAAAATTGTTTTTTAAAGCAAGATTTTCTGTTTCTGATGCAACTCAGTCTGATTTTGTTATGGGTCTTCAAATCACTGATGCTACTCCATTGGCTGTAACTGATGGCGTTTACTTCATAAAAAACGACGGAGACACTAACCTAGATTTTGTCGTAGTTAAAGATTCAACTGCCTCAACTGCCAGTGCTATTACTACTGTTTCTAACGCCACTTATATTACCGTAGGGTTTTATTACAATGGCGTTGACGAGGTAGTTTACGCAGCCTCAACTAACAGCAACAATCCTACAGTCCTTGGCAAACTAGCTACAACTAACCTACCTGATGACGAAGAATTAACTATTTCTTTCGCCATTCAAAACGGTGAGGCAGTAGCTAAAACTATGTCTATTGATTATATCTTTGCAGCGAAAGAGAGGTAGAACATGCGTAGAATCGAAATAAACATGGATTTGGCGGATGTTGATGATGATGGTGTATTCCAACTTCAAACACTAGGCGGCGCTGGTAGCTTTACTCTTAACGGGGCTGGAGTTACTAGCGGCGAATGGGTTACGCCAGATCTATTTGCCAAACAGATTGGTTTTACTTCAACGGGTAATATTTCGGCTAGAACTTTTACTGTTACTGGTTATCAAGATAAAAATAGAACCATCTTGATTACAGAAACATTATCTGGCCCGAACAATAATACAGTTGAAACAATTAACTATTTCTATTCAATCCAATCTGTCTCTTCTGATGGTGCGGTTGCAACCAATACGAAGGCTGGGCCTGTTGACGAAGCTATTTCTCAGATTATCCCAATCAAAAGAACTAGCTCCGACAGAAATCAAAGAGAAGTTGGCTTGACTTTTATTGTAACGGGAACTATCAACTACACTGTTCAACAAACCAATGACGATGTTCAATCTTTAACTGATAGAACATTTAACTGGCTTGATAGTGACGATATTAACGTCGTAGGGGCAGTAGCTTCAAAAAACAGTAACTATGTAGCAATTCCGCAAGCAATGAGAGTTAAAATTAACTCTTACTCTTCTGGTGCTGAGCTATTAATTCAGGTGAACTAATATGGACTACCGAGTAATATGTGACAGAACTGGCTTCAAAAAATGGCGTTCAGAGTGTCAATATGAATGGGACGGAAAATTAGTTTGGAAGAAGGTTTGGAGGAGAAGACAACCTCAGGACACTGCGATTGTTTATCCTCCAGCCCAAAAAATCCCTGATTCAAGACCAGAAACAACGGATAATTTTATTAACGTTCCAGTTCCTAATTACGATTAATTAAATTGAGTAAATGATATGATAAAAAAAGGTCAAAAAAATTCTGTTTAAAGACTTTAGAACGGATAAAATTTATCTTGGCGAAGTCGTAAGCCACAATATGCCAAAAACATCAATGCACTGCGCAGATGATGTTGATGTTAAAGTTGGTGATAAAGAATGGAATATCATTCCTGATAATATCATTTATTTCATTAAGAATGACGGAGAATTAACCAAAATCTTAAACTAGTTATGCCATTAACAGCTAAAGGAAAGAAAATCAAATCTGCTATGCAGAAAGAATACGGTAAGAAAAAAGGCGAAAAAATCTTTTATGCTACCGAAAACAAAGGAAAAATTAAAGGAGTAACTAAAAAGAAAAAGTAAAATGGTTAAAGGATTATACGCGAATATTCATGCCAAAAGAGAAAGAA